AGCTAATTCTATTGCACCTTTTAAAGCTACTTGTCTTGATATTAATTTATCTTTGTTATCCATTTACCAACTCCTTTGAGCTATTAACTCTATTCTCTACCCAAGTGTTTTGTTCTCTCCACTCAAGTAATGTACTTTGTTTCCAAACAGGTGTTGCTTTTAATTGGTAATCAGGATTAGGTAGCTTCCCTTGAAACTTCCATTGTGCCACTTCTTGTCTAGTTACTCCTAGCCAAGCACCAATCTCAGCAGTTCCCATAATTTCTTGCGTCATATCTTCTCCTTAATGTAATCTGCAACCTTGATTTCTTTTCCCTTTTGTAATTCTAAATATAGTAAATCTAATTCTTTACTAATAGAATCTTCATTCCAATATTTATGTGGGAATAGTTTTAAAGCTAATGTTTCAATAATCATAAGCACTACACCAACTACGGCAAAGCCACCTAACATATAAATCATTAACCAAATAAAATCTAATTCATTCATTCTTCTTCTCCTTCTATATCAACATCATAAATAGTTATATTATCTCCGTCTTTGTTAAATACAGGCACGGCTTCCATACTTAGTTGAAACTTAAACTGTGGGAACTTATCCCTGTTTAAATCAGCAACTTGTTTAAGTATCTCAGCAGGTCTCTGATAAGAGAATACAGGTTGTAGGTTTATCCAACCAACTGCCTTGTATTCCTTAGCATAAGTTTGCTCAACGACAATATCTACTCGTCCTTGAACAAATCCTGTAAGTGTTATTTCATTTGCCATATCAACTCCTTCTAGCTAAGAGCTTTACAGAGTATGCTTGTAGTTATAAGGTTGTCATCTAGCATTCTGTTTTTATTAATAAGGCATTGAGACATAAAACTCGGTCTCGCACTAGAATCAATGCGACCCTACCTTACTATCCTTAAACAACATACTCCGTAAAGCTCTTAACTCCTTTTTCAATACATTACCTACATTAATCGCAGATTTATTTTAATGCAATCTTTTATTATAAAATTTTTAAATTATCCCAACCCTCTTTAGTAACTGTCATTGTTACTACACCTGTTGATGTTGAGTAACCTGTTCTAGTTTGAAAATCAGTAGAAGGACTCATAGCAGGAACTCCCATTATTGTTCTTCCACCTTGTTGCACGGCAGTAAAGTGATGATAGTGTCCGTGTACAATCATCTTAGCTAAGCCCACAGGATTGTCTCCTGCTTCATTTAGTCCAAACATCTGACCCTTCCACCAATTCTCTATCTTCTTTGCAGGTGTACCCGACCCACTCGAAAGATGACCGTGTGTAAAACCCATAAGGTAGCCTTTGACATCAAGTAAGAGATGTGGAGATTCAGGAACAATAACTTTTATATTTTTATATTTAGATTCATATACTAAGTCTCCAACCTGTTCTAGTATCTGTAAGTCAAGGTTATCTAATTCTTCTGTTGTTAAAGATTGCTTACCACTTCTGTTTTGTCCGTGATTAGATGTAACACCTGATAGTACTACATTATAGTTTTGGTCTGCAAAGTTCTTTACAATCTTCCAAAGCAATCTTCTTGAAACTGTTATTTGGTCTCGCAGGTGTAAGTCTGTATTCCAAACTTGGCTTGAGTACCAACCTGATAGATTACAGTTTTCGACAATATCCCCAAGTCCCAAGACATAAACTTCATCAATCGTATGACCTGCCTTCTTTAATTCTTTTAATCTTGCGTTGGCAGAGTCAAGTGATTCTAAAACCTTGCTTACAATTTCTTCGCTACCTTTACCGTCTCGCTTACCCATTTGCCAATCTGCAACATAGTACATAAAAGCAGTATTACCTTTTTTGATTGGTTGAGTTTTAACTTTGTAGCTCTTTATTTCTTTTAATAGTTTTGCAAAGTCTGTGTCAAAGTCAGGAACTTTTTTCCTAATGTCAGCTTTGTAATACCAAGCCTGTTGGACATTACCGTCTCCCATATTCATATCCCAAGTTCTAACTTGTAGGTTGCCGACTATCTCATATTCCTTTGGGTCGAATCCCCATTCACTTAGTAGTGTTGCAAACTCAGGCTCTTGTTCTTTTGTGCCACGAGATACTAATGTACCTTTGTTAGTCTTTGGGTCATACTCTGCGTGTGGTTGCCACCCTGTAGGGAACTTCTCTTTAGCTAGGGCTTCATTATGTTTCTTATCGTCATAGCGAGTAAGAAACTGATTAAGATTTTTGGATTCGTTTTTTTTGCTCATTGATTCTATTTGTTATAGATTTCGGAGTTATGCCGTCCCAACCACATTCATCAACCAACCAATTAACTAATGCAGTTGTGTCTTTATAACCTTCTTCGAGAGCTTGTAAAACTTGTTCCCACTCAGCTTCACGCTTCTCTGTACCATAGAAATAACCACGCTTCATTTGTGGTGGTTTATAGTTCTCAAGATATTCTTTAAGTGCCATTTGCGTCCTGTCTTTTGCTTAATCAAATTATAGATTACAAGTGCGTCATTAAGGGTATTTCTAGGGAATTTTTTGAAGTTTTTTTTTGGGAATGGCTAAAAGCCTATAAACATTGGGTTTATTCTTTATAAAATTTACAAGAAATACTTGTATATTTATTACAAAGTAGTAATCTTAGATTATGAAATTAACAAAGAATGAAAAAAGAAGGGAGTTGATTTCAATGAATTATAGAGTAATGTATATGACATCTAAAGGATATGAAAAATTATCTAAAAGAATGGATTTACACGAAGCAAAAGAATTTGCTAACAAAAAAAATGAGTATTGTGAAATCTTACACATAGAAGATTTTGGAATGAACTTTTAAGTTAATTAAATTAACCCACCTGCTTCGGTAGGTGGGTTTTTTTTATTGTTCCCAAGTTTCAAGTAAAGCAAAAACAATCTCATCTAACTTATCAAGCTCTACTACAACTAATCCATTAGAAGTTCCGTCAGGCATAGCCACAAACATAAATGGTCTTGTATCTCCAATCCTTGTATTAGCGTCAGATTGTTCTTTGGCTTTTTGATATTTAGTCCATAAGGTTTGTACTTGCTTACCTGCTTTGACTTCTACTCTTACTTCTCCTTGCCAAGATTCTTCATTACCCATTTGGCTTCTAAACTTTGTATCAGGAATTCTAAGTTTCTTCCTAGCTAGGTTTTGTTTTCTTCTACCTTTGTTCTTATTAGTAAGACCACGCTTTTGATTGTCAGACCAACCTTCTCTTTTCTTAACTGTCTTTTGACCCATACCTTGCATACCTTCGTGTTTTCTCATCTTGTACTCGCTAAAGGTTTCATCTTCTCGCCACTCAATCCTCTTCATTACAATCCACACATTCCTTCACAATCATCTAATTCTAGTGTCATTTGATAGCCCTTTGGCTTCTCAGTAAAGTCTATATTTTTTAAAGGTATCATCGTTCTATGTAAATAATTCTTATATCCGTCTTTACCTTTGTTTCTAATTTTTTCATCAAACTCTACTGCAAATTTAAAATCATCAGGATAATTATTTTTCATATCGAGCCATTCTGCGTTACTGTGATAAGGACATACGATACAAGCACTTCTTGGTGGTTTAGTTATTTTTTTTGAGTCATAGTAATCTAAACAATCTTGTCTAGTTATTTCACTTGGTATAAAAGGATAACAATGTACCTGCCATTGATTCTTTGGAGTCTTTGCCCTTTGTTGTTCATCGAAACTTATACCCATAACTATTTCAACACTTTTACCACGCAAATTTTTAAGACCCATTAGCTCTCGAATTTTTTTATGCAAAGGTTGTATCTTATAATCATTTGTACATTGTCTCCTACCCATAGATTTTTTACCTTCTTCATTTTGTGCATAAACAGGCATAGTTAAAAACCCTTTATTAGTTCCTACTTCTGCTTCAGCTAAAGAATCTTCTACAATGTTTGATTTCATTATTTGATAAATTGGAATTTTATTATTTGTAAATTTTATTAAGTAATCTAAATATTCATATACTTCTTTTGGCTCATTACCTGTGTCAGCAAATATACAAACATCAGCAGGTTGTATTTCTTCTTCAATCATTTTTAAAAGTAAAGTAGAGCTTTGCACACCTGCACCAAGACTTAATACTCTAAAATCAGGTGTATCTTTTTGTTTGCCGTTTGTTAGTTTTAATTCTTCAAGGTAATTATCTTTATAAATCTTGTTCATTTAAAACTCCTTCTAAAACATTTAGGCTTACTAAAAAACTATTTACTTCTTTAAGTTTATCAAATTCATAAGTAGGTACAAGCAAACAATGAGCAAACCATTTATCTCCTTTTTGATTCTCATTAATTACTTTTACAGTTTTGTATTTACTATCTCTTATCCAAGTAACAATGTATGGTTGTAGCTTTGTTGGATTCCAATACCTGACAAAGTTAGTTGGATAACTCCAATACATCATAAAGTCTGCAAAGGTTTTCATCTGACAACCAATCTGTAAGTTGCCATTCTCTTGCTCAATTAAATATTCTAAAGCTATATTCTTGGTTTCTTCTATCTGCGTATCTGTTTTAACTTCTATGTAATTAGTTTTAAGGCTCTGATTAAATACCATAAGGTCAGCACCTTGTAATTGTTCTTCAATTCTTGTAGCTCTTGCGTGATACTTATTCCCACTCTCATCTGTAATAGAGTTGTAATGGTTAAGTATTAACTTCTCTCCGAGCTTCCCTACTTTGTCTTGTTCTGTAAAGTTGTACTTCTTTATCATTCAACTCCTGTTCTAATTTATCTATTAATACTGTATCAAAAATCATAGTTCCAACAATGTTCGCTACTGTACCAATGCTTACCCCTGCCGTCATTATAAAAGAGCCAAGAAGCTACTTTAATATTTAGGATTGGGTTAGTTCTTTTACCTGTAAAATTTAATTTATCCTTTAACCAAGTCCAAGTCTTATCATTAAATGCAAATAAACCAATGTCCTTAGTCATATCTTTATTTGTGTTTGTAGCAAATGGTCTGCCTGATGATTCACAATAAACCATTAAACTAGCTTGTAATACATCTTCTTCTTTGAAGTGTGTTTGCAATATAGGAATCCATTGTTGTACAACTTGCACTTTTTTATATTGTTCCCTGCAATTCATATAATTGTCCAAATCATTTACCGTTGGTGGCAAAGTCAAGAGACAAGCAATCACACCTTCAATAATCAATGAAGGCATATATCTCCTTTATTTAATTGTGTGTGTGTTGTAAATCAGTTTGTTTCGAATATCTATACAAACAATTTCTGTTGTCGCAAAACAAACTACCACGATATGTGCTAAGATGTTTGCCACAGAACATACAACTTGTTCCTTTTACTTTCACAAAAGTATTATAAATCATAAATTTTTAATTTGTGATTTATATATAAAAAAAAGACCTTAGATTCTAGCAATAGCTTCTAGGGTCTTTTAATTATGCTTTTATATGATTGATTAGTTTTCTTCTACCTGCTTTACCCATACCTGTAAAGCTATGACCGTTAGGGTTTGTTTCTGAAACTTCTATTTCTTCTCCATACTTTGCAGTTTCAAACATTGATACTTCTAATTCTATTGTGATAGTATCTCCTTCATTAACTTCTTCTAATGCTTTTGTAATATTTACAAATAAAGTATTAGCATTAACATCTAGGATTAATCTTCTTTGATAACCCCATTGAGTTTCAGCAGTATAAACTTTTTCTACTTTGGCAGTAATTTCTTGTAATCCATTTTCTAATTGAACTCTGTTTGCAAGTCTTGTATCTCTGATGATATTATTAACTTCTTCTTCCCAAGTTTCTAAAGTAAGTTTTCTTAAACCTTCAACAAATTCAGCACCGTAATTGTACTTAATTTTACGAAATCTTGTCATATAGTAATCATTTATTGTTGATAGAAACTCTCCCATTTGTGCAATCTCAGGCTCATTAATACCAAATTCTCTAATAGCTTCTTTCCATTCTGCTCTCTCTTTTTCTGCAAGGATTCTTTTGTGATTTGCTAATGTTAAAGCAGAAGCATTATCAGGAAGTTCAAAGTAATCTGCACAACTATTACCTACAAATATTGTTGTTGGGTGGTTGTTATTAGCATTATTCTTAAGTTCGTGGACATCTTTAGACCAATTACCACAGGTATAACAATTAACATAACCAATTACTTCGCCTTTAACTGTATCGTGTAGTAGGTCTAAAGGTTGTACATAAGTAAACTCAGAGACATCTAGGTCTAAATCTTTTTTAAATATTTTTGTTGTTTCATTCATAATCAAAGATTACTAGAAATAAATAACTATGCAACACAAAAACAAGAAATTTATAAGTTTTTTTTATGGTTATTTTATGGTGGTAAGTTATACCTAAATGCTACAAATATGCTCTTAAAACGGCTCTAAATGGCTAATTTACATAGAATATTGGATAATTCCACCAATAAGTATGACAATAAAAGTAGCAGTAGCCAATAATTCAGACCTAGAAATCTTTGTATTTACCTTCTCGTGTAGTTCATCAATGCGAGAATTTATCCTATCTTGTCCTTCTAAGACAAGTAACAACATCTCCTTCTGAGTCATTCCATTATCTGCCATTAGTTCTCCTTACAATGTTCGCTTCCGTGTTCGCA